CAAACTGGTGGATTAATTCTTATCAATGATAAATCAAAAACAGTAGATAATTTTGCGGTAATTTTAATTGAGGCTAAAGCTCCAGTATTTACCTGTTTGCTATTATCATTATTTGTCGCAACAATTATTCTATTTAAATCGAATGTATTGAGATAAGAAATCATTTTTGCAGAAATATCTAAACCAGCTAACATTAAAACATTTTCAAAGCCAGCTTCATAAAGAGCCATACAATCGCCAATACTTTCTACAAGTATCACTTCTTGTTTTTCTTCTATTGTGTCGTGAGAAAGATGATGCGGATAAATCCAGTTCGTCTTACGGCCTATATGTTTCCATTTTGGTGCGTTATCGTCATCAACTACAGAACGGCCAGAAAACCCATGTATCTGATTATCTAAATCATAAATTGGGAAAACCATCCTTCGATACATTTTGCCGCCTCCAGCATAACCACACTTAAATTTAATTTGAGTTTCGTTTGAAATCCCACGCTTTTCGTAAAAAGTTTTCATGGGCAAAAGTTTCTCTAAATATGACTCTGGATATATTTTTTCCATTTCTATTTTTTCTTGTTGTGGTTTTGTATAGACCGCTTCGTTGTTTATTGAATAGGCTGATAAGATTTTTGGATCATCTGTTTTTAATGTTTCTTTTACTAAAGCATTAAATGGCTTTGCTTGATTGTCTGAACCGAAATCTTTCCAAACCCCGCTGTCTTTATAGATAATAAGAGAAGTATTAGTTTTTCCATTTCTATAAATTGCACGGGTTCGCCAATGGCTTCCACAATCTTGAAGATTGTATCCCAGTTTTTCTAATGTTTCTTTATAGGTCATCAAAAGAAGGTATTTCGTTTCGGACAGATTGATTTAAGTCTCCACCAGTATTTCGAAAAGAAACAATATCTCGGAGATCTCCACATTCTGTAATATTGAAGTTTCTAAAAGAAAGATTAATAAAGTTTTTGCGAAGGTTGTCGTCAACTTGAACTGGTTCAACGGCACCAGCAATATCTTTTCCTAAGTGTCTCGCTTTTACATTAATAAGTTTATGAGTACCAAATTGGTTCCCTTCTTCTGCTACTTCATCATTTGTTTTTTGTCGAAGAATAAACATGTGAGAACAAAATTGAGTAATTCGATCAGATAGAGAAACGATAGATTCGTCGTCAATAATGTTTGCGCTTTGACGATTGGTTGTGATGCCGCTACGATTTGATTGTACCGATGTAATCATCGGAATGACTGGATTGCCTTCTTCTAAAATTTCTTTTTGAATACATTTTTTAAACTTGTCAACCATCTCCCCAACTAGTTGCCATTCATTTTTGTTGCCCCCAATTTCTGAAGATGTTTTGATATAGTCGAATGAAAAAACCATCTTATTCCCACGACCAACCTTTGAATAATAGAAACGCTTAAGAGTGTTAATCATAGAGTCTACATCCATGCCGCCGACATTGTAATAATAAAACTGAAGTTTTTTAACTTTAGACCAAACAGACCGTACTTTAGATACAACGTCTGGTCCAGCTTGTCTCCATTTACCGCTTTCAAGCAAGTGTGACGGCACTCCAGAAAGAGAAGCGCATTGACGAATAATTAATTCTTCTTTGCTCATTTCTCCATTATCGAAGTGTAGAACTGGAACGTCGTATTTAGCAGAAACCTGAGTAGCATAATGCATACAGAATTGAGTTTTACCAACTCCAGAACGTGCTACAATAACTGTAATATTTCCTGGGCGCAAAAGAGATCCGTAAATGTTATTAATTTTTTCGTGAGGCCCCATCATTCCAAACTCATCGATTGGATTGTTCCCTCGCTCCTCAATAAAATCTTCCATCTCTTCGTAAATGTTAGACGGAACATCGTCGCCAACCTCGAAAAGATTTATTTTATCGTTATAAATCTGATCTGCATTTTCAATGATTTTTAAATAGGACATATCTGGCGATATGCTCTTCATTGAGTCTGCAATTTTTTGAGCAGTTTTTTGTATTTCCCTGCGAACGCTATATTTTTTAAGCTCTTTAATCGATGATTCAATTTTTTCCTCAGAATGAATCTTGCGCATAGAAAGAGATCTCACATAGTCAACCAGAGAAATATCTTCCTCAAATTTAATTCCAAGATCTTTGATTCTTTGAACCAAAACAATATCATCAATTTCCTCATCTCTCTGGCAAGATCTTTTCAAGACAGCAAAAAGAGTCTTATGAAGAAGCGATCCATCATAAAAATCAGATTCACTTATAAGGTGAATAAAATTCAAAAGGATTTTTGGCTTCTGAATGAAGGCGGCCAAAACTTGTTTTTCAATTTCCAGACTATATATCATTGTGCATAATCTACACAATATATATCATTTGTCAATATCTAAGATTCAGTTTCTTCAAAACTTTCTTCGTAATTTTGCTGGATATAATCCTCGATAGATTTTATCAAGCCGTTTTCCAGAATTTGTGATTCGCAGCTCGTGTATACAATTGGGGTGCCATTCTCATCCGCAAACGCAATAATAAAACCTTTATAGCACTGTTTCCCTCCAGTTAACTCATATAGTTCGTTAAATATTTTTTCTGGCAGTTGAAATTCTTTGAATTTTGGAGTTTCCATTCAGTGTATTTTACACTCACCCCAAAAGTTTTGCGAAAAAATCTTCTGACAATTCGTCGTCTGGATATATTTCTATCAGTTTTATTTGATTAATTTCGCAAAATTCCAGCTTTTTATCGTCTCTACGGATTTGGCGAACAAAGTTTGCTTTGGTTTTGTGAAAATGTTTTACAAATTTTAAGTGTTGAGCGCCTTGAACTTCTATTGCTATTTTTTGAGTGTGATTGTAAAAATCAAGTGTTAATTGTGTGCCGACCACCTTAAATTCTTCATATACAGCATCATATTTCCAGTATGGGTATATATATTTCCTAACTTCTGCCTGAAATTTGCTACGACATTTGCCATTCCACTTAATTTTGTATTTATGTGGGTTTCTTAGTGGCTTTTCCTTACCATATAGAGTTAAGAATTTCATAAAAAAGCCCCTTTACTTATCGGGCGAAAGAGGGAAAGGCCATACCGCAGCCATAAGGCTTTGGGTATCTGCGTTTTGTTGCATTAAATTAATTTTACACTAAAATTAATCACGGACACCCTTGGTTGACATAACACACAAACACGAAAAGTCCAAGGGGCCGTGACAAAATGCTAGAGCCGAAACCCTGCGCTCTTTCACCGAAGTTAAAGAGGGGATGTAGATATACTTTACACCAATTCTCCAATATTAGATTTAAAATAATTTATTAAAAATTTAGAAAGTTCCTCGTTTTCTTCAATCATCTTAAACAAATTAGCTTCTCCTTGAACTTTTTCTGGCAAATCTTGAATAACATCAGATACAAGCTCTTTAAACTCTTCGCCAATAGTAATCCAAGCGCCTTTCTTGGTAACAAACTCCCACATGTATAGGAGATCTACCAGTTCCTTTTCTACCCAAATTGACTTGCCACCAACTCTGCCATACCTAATTGGATACAAAATTGTGTTGTTTGTCTTTTCATTTGGAGACTTTTTAATCGTAACTTTAGCCCAATGACCAATAATAGGGTTGGTCTTGGGGTCTGGTTGCTTCTTCGCTGGGTCTTGTAAAATCATATCTGACTTATATCGTGGCTCAAACTCCATGATATAATTCGCAAAGTGGAGCAAAGCGTTGCCACCTGTTGCGGAGGTCTGACGTACTGGAGCTTTGGAGTATGGGTCCAACTTGATGTCTGCCCTTACCTGACTGATAAAAATGGCCATATGGCCTCGTTTTGCGAGCTTAATGGACATTCTCTTCATGAAGTTGGCGGCGATAACTGCTCCACCAGCCACTTTATTAGAATCGTAGAAAGATTTGTCGATATCTTGTTGGGAAATAAGCCCATCTACAGAATCTAATAAGAAACAATACTTGTACTTTTCTTCGTTTTGTTCTACAAGGGTATGCATTGCATCCACTACAACTTCATAAATGTTGCTTTCAAAAACAAAACATGTGCCAGCAACCCATTCTTTGGGGTCAAAAACAAACTTTACACCAGATCGTAGTTGCATTTCTTTTGAAAGTCTACCCTCTGCTTTGATATAAAAGCCTTTTGATCCTGGCACATCGTTCAACATATTCTTCATCACCTCAAGCGATGCAGATGTTTTGCCGCCTTCGTTCATACCTACAAATCGATGTAAACCAGGGCCAATGCCCCCATTTAGCATCAAATCAAGTTGAAGAGATCCACTTGACACTTTGTAGTCAATTGATTCTTCGAAGTTATAATGCTGTCCTTTTTTATCCTTAAGGAACTTTTCTAGTAATTCTGAATCTTTATCGCTCATTTTAATAATTCTTTCGTATTCTTTGGTTTATTATCGCTGGAAATATAATCTTTTCCAGTCTTTTCTCCTAAAACAATAGAATCATATTTAGATAAGTCAACTTTAAAGTTGAAATTTCTCCACTTTCTATCCATTGTGTCTTTCAGCTCCTTTGAAACAAGGTAAGCAAGACTGTCGTATTTTTTAGGAAAAGTAACAATTTCTAAGAAATCTAAAGAATACCTTTCCTCTAAATCTTTTAGAAGTTTCATCTCCCTTGCCCAAAAGAATTTTTTTTGGATTTTGGGAATATCAACAAGTCTGCCGATTGTAAGTTGTCGCCTTTTATGTGGCGTTAATTTCTTTAAAGTCACGCTCGCACATTCTGCATACTAATGTCTCAAAGTCAATCTTTTTTTTCCAGCCTAAATCATTTTCTGCCTCAGATGGGTCTCCAAGCAGTAGTTCAACTTCTGCTGGGCGATAAAAATTAGTATTAACTTTCATTAGAGTAATGTCTACAGGAACTTCTCCCCTGAGTTTATAAACTTCATCAACCCCTTCGCCAGACCAATAACCTTGGATACCAGCATTATCAAAAGCAAGCTCAACGAATTCTCTAACGGTGTGGGTTTCTCCAGAGGCAAGCAAATAATCTTTTGGCTTTTCTTGATTTAGCATTAGCCAAACAGCTTCAACAAAATCTTCTGCGTGGCTCCAGTCTCTCTTGGCGTCTATATTGCCAAGCTCAAGTGGTTTAAAGTCTGTATCACCAAGCTGCAAGGACTTTGCAATTCGTGCTACATTTTTTGTAATTTTTCTAGTTACAAATTCTTCACCGCGACGCTCTGATTCGTGATTAAATAGATAGCCTTGAATGGCGTACAAATCATATGAGTCGCGCCATACCTTTACAATCTGCCTTGCGGCGACTTTAGATGCTCCATATGGGCTTCTCGGCCTTGCTGGATGCTTAAGGTCTTGTGGGCTATAGATCACATCACCAAACTCTTCGGATGAACCTGCGTTATAGTAGCGACAACTTGGGCAAATCTTGCGGATGGCTTCAAGTTGACGCATGACACCAAGAGCATTTGTGTCGAAATGATTTACGGGCATATGCCAACTGTTACCCACAAAAGAGTTTGCGGCAAAGTTAATAAAATAATCTGGTTTAATTTCTTGAACTGTGGTAAAGATACTATGCTCATCAGTTAGATCCATCTCGATAAGTTCGAAACGATCTGAATCAATGTGTTCAATGTTTTTATGATTTGGAACGCTTAATCTACGAATAGCTCCATAGATCTTGTAGTCTGTATTTGTTAAAAGATAATCAACCATATACGAGCCGACTTGACCTGTTATCCCTGTGACAATTACTTTTTTCATGTTATTTTATTAATAAAAGGTTCTAATAGTTCAACACAATTAGTATGTGAAATATTTTTTCCGAGTTTTGGTAAATTAGAATAGCTTGAATGAACAAGCCAATCCTCAACTGGAAGGTTTCGCCACTCGACGTTTTCAATTAACAATTTATATCCTTTGTTTTTGAAAATTTTCAATGCTCGTTCTTTTAATCCTTTATATTTCGGATCATATAGGTTGTGTTCAAATGTAATAAATTTAAATTTAAATTCATCAAATGGAAAATGATTTAAAACATGATCTGTGGCCTCATCCACATCAAAAGAAAAATAATCAATTAGTTTGGGGCATTGGTTGGTTTCTAAAAATTCTTTTATATCAATTCTTGTTAAATCTTGGCAAATAGCCTTTGTTTTTCTTTTTTCTGTGAATTCTTTTATTAAAGTTGGGTTCATATCTACGGATAAGCCGTCCCAATTTCTTTCCTCTAAATAGAGAGTATTGTTTCCGTTTGGTTTGTCTCTCCATCCACCGCATCCAAAATCTAAAAAGAAACCTTTGCGATTTTCAAATAATGCATTTACGAATACATCTTGTCCTATTTGTGAATAACTCATTTTTTTGCTATAATATAAAGATTAAGATTGTGGCTGTATGGGTTTGACATAAGCGCTGCATCAACAGAGTCCTCTCTTGTATTGAAAATTGTGTAACCAATTTGCTCAAGGATTTGACTTAACTCGTGTACAGAATAGGTGCTTTTGTGAAAGTCGCAATCCTGCGATCCAACATCTGTGTAATTGATACCTGCAAAAAGCATATGGTTTAATGTGACCATGTTCCAAATCCCAAGATGAACTGCGTTCATCATTAGCGGATAGTTTGTGGTTTGAATGCTTATTATGCCTCCTGGTTTTAAATAATTGTACCAAACCTTAAGACACTCAACAGACTTTTGCAGTGGAAGATGTTCAATAATGTCGTGTGCAATAATCTCTTCAACAGTATTATCTTCAACAAAAGAGAGGTTTGATATATCTTCGTTAATTACATCTGGGTGTTTGTAGTGAAGGTCTACATTTTTATAACCTTGCCTGACATCTTTAGCGCATCCTAAATTAAGTTTCATATTTACTGTATAATATGCTTGGGTGAAAGTAATTCCACTCGTAGTCTTGAAAAAATTGACTATTTTTTGGTTCGTATATGTGACACATCGCTCCCAAAGCAACCGCCAGATGGAAGTCTCCTGTGTTTGCCCCAACATATCTTCCAACTTTTCGAAGTAGGCAGATGTATTTTTTGAGGTCTATTCTTTCAATTTCGGAAAGATCAATTGGGTGAGCGCCTTGCGATTTTAGCTGTTCTTTAATTTTACTTGCAATGTTTTCTGGCAACGCTCTAACGTGTCGCCACCGTGGACTACAGTCTGGTTGAAATACAACTGGAACCTTTCCCTCGCATGTTTGGGCTAAGAATTTGTTTGCCCAAATTTCAGACTCCGTGTCAGAATAAAGTACGAGAGGTCTGTTGTCTAGCAGGTCAGCATTCTCGAAAAGTCCACGAAGTTTTCTAGTAGCGTAGTGGCCTCCACCAATATCTTGAAGCGTTGTAATTTTATTAGTGATTTCAATTGTTGCCAAACCTTCAAAAAGGCAAGAGAATCTTTCTTGTTCTTCTGGTAGTTGAATGGTGAATTGCATTGGATTATATTTACAGATCGATGTGAGCAAAAGAATGTCTCCAAGACCATTGGTTTTAGAGCCAAATTTATTTATTGTATTGCGAGTCATATTTAACTAAAATGCTTTTAAGATATTCTTCTTGCGTTGTTGGGTCTAATAGTATTTTGCAAAACTCTTGTTGCCTAGGATTGTAAAATGATGGGTCTAAATTTATACTATCTAATTCTGATAGAGAGAATCTTGGTACAATATTTTCTAGTTCCATATACTTTGAGTACCAAGTTTCATCAGAATTTTTTTTGAGCTGCACTTTAATCAAGATAGAGTTCAAACCCAAGGCCCAACATGGCCGATCCCACGCGGCTGTATTTCCATTAATATCAGCAATATATTTACATTTAGATTGGTCTACACTATTTAAATAATGTCCTGAAATTTTTTCTATATCTATTTTAAACAAGTCCAAGCACTTTTTTGTATAGCTCACGAAGTTTGATATTTTAAAATTAAGGTTCGGCTTGTCTTGTGCGTAGATACAAGCCATAATCCTTTCGTTTTTAAATGGGTATGGGAATGGCCCAGTGTCAGAACCCCTAAAGACAACTTTATTATTTTTTTGCTGAAATTCTTGGTTGTCGCCAAATGTTTTGCCCATATATCTCGAAAGTAGATGTGGATCTGGGACAACGATATTTGAGTTGTATTTTGAATTCCCACAAAAACTAAAAACGGGAAAATCTCCAGATGCTGGTTCGTCGTATGTGTTTAAAATAAATTTAAAGTTAAGATTTAAATTAAACTTTTTAACAACGTAAGCTATAAAATGTGTGAAAATTTGTAATCTATTTTGATCTACCTTTGGACTGTGTGCCAAGACTTTCATGCCATCTTGATTCAACTCTATAAAAACATGGCCATATTCAAGTTTTGGCTGGTTTACAACTTTTAGTATTTTAGGATTGCAATTTTTGGGGTACTGATCGCAGCCAAATTTAATTAAATTTTCTTTAGTAATCATTTCTTATATTTAAACCAAATAATTAACATGATTACAGCAGATAATAAACTAAGTCCATAATTTATCAACCACCAAAAATCAAAACCAACACGAAGGATTGTATAAGAAATTGCTGCTATATAACCAATTATAGAAAGCACAAAAAGAGAAATGCTAACATCTTCTACTTTTTTTGTTTTTATACTTTTAATTATTTGCGGCCAAATGCAAGTAGAAAAACAGATGGTATATACTAGCCCTAAGAATTGTTCCATTTAAGAGCCTCTGCTAAAGTTGGAAATTTATCTAAGAAAATTTGTTTGCATCCTTCAGCAATTTCCCTATGTTCTTTCTGCGTCTCTTGTTGAGTTCTAAGCTCGATGTAATGTATCCAACTACGAAGAGATCCAGACATATACATTGTAGTTTCTGTCGATAATGGCAGAATCATTCTTGCACTTTCTCTTGCTACTCCCTGCTTGATTAATTGCTCATAAATTTTAAAAGTAAAATTAGTATAATCTTTTATAATTTCAGAAGCTGGTCTGGTCGTTTCTGAATAAAATTCATCCATAATTACGGGATCAATTACCTCATCGCCGACTTGCCTATTTGTTTTCCCTTGTTTTCTTAGCTCTGTGGGAATCGAAGATAAAGACTCCGAATACCGTTGGCTAAACTCTTGGAAGGAAAAAGATCGATGCCGAAGAATTTGTGCGGCAATAGCTCTACTCGTTTTTATTTCAAGGGTCATTGAAACCATCTCAAATGGTGACCAATGTTTGTGTTTAATTAAATATTTTAAAAGCTTTGGAGCCGTTTCCGTATTTAATTGATTATTTGGATTGCTAACCCTAGCACAATAAGCCACTAAATCTTCGGCATTTTTGACCCCTTTGATTTCTGGCTTTGATATGGATATTAAATTAACTGACATGCAACGAATCATACGCTACATTTTGATTTTGTCAATTTTTATTTTTTCTTTCTGTT